GCACAGCGGATAGCTTATGTTAAGGATCACCAAGATAGAACCATCAACAAGATTGGTGAGAAAGATGGTGAGACTGTATCAGAGGAACGTTGGGAAGTGCAGGAAGCATGGGATAAGCAGAATAATTTCTTAAAGGCACAGGCAAGGGCGCAGGCTGAATTAAGCCGCATGATAAAGCAGTATGACGAAATGCTTCATGCAAACTGGGAACTGGCTACTGAAGAACAGAAGACAAGGATCCAGTCAATGAAAGCAAAAGCCCAACTGAATGATGTTGAAGAAACAGCAGATGATGGATTCCTGGAAGCATTGAATTCTTCTGCTACTGAGGATTGGAATGATGAAGAAACAGGTATTTAAGTTTCAGCCATTCTCAAAGAAACAACGCAAGGTATTGAATTGGTGGTGTGATAACTCACCTGTAAAAGATGCAGATGGAATAATTGCAGATGGTGCTATTAGATCAGGAAAGACAATATCAATGTGCTTATCATTTGTCATGTGGTCAATGTCCAATTTTGACGGGCAAAACTTCGGCATGTGTGGTAAGACTATCGGATCATTCAGGCGAAATGTGCTGTTCTGGCTGAAGCTGATGTTGAGAAGCAGGGGTTATTCTGTTACGGATCACAGGGCTGATAACCTTCTGGTAGTCAGTCGTGGGGATGTAGAAAACTTTTATTATATCTTCGGTGGTAAAGATGAAAGGTCACAGGATCTGGTGCAGGGTATCACATTGGCTGGGGTGTTCTTTGATGAAGTGGCATTGATGCCGGAATCATTTGTCAATCAGGCTACTGGACGTTGTTCGGTTGATGGCTCAAAGATGTGGTTCAACTGTAATCCTGACGGTCCGTATCATTGGTTCAAACAGAACTGGATTAACAAATGCAAGGAAAAGAACATCCTGTATCTGCATTTTACAATGGATGATAACCTGTCATTGTCTGAGAAAATCAAGACAAGATACAGGAGTATGTACACTGGGGTGTTCTACAAGCGGTATATCCTTGGGTTATGGGCTGTTGCTGAGGGAATTATTTATGATATGTTCAGTGAAGATGAACATATTGTCAAATATGATGAAATAAAAGGTAAACTGATAAATAATCCTTCATGCAGATATGTGTCATGTGACTATGGTACCCAGAATGCTACTGTATTTCTGCTGTGGAATAAAGCCACTGATGGGAATTGGTACTGCATCCGGGAATATTACTATTCAGGACGTGACAAGTCAAAACAGAAAACTGATGCAGAATATGCAGAAGACTTGAAGAAGTGGCTAGGTGATACCAAAATCAGGGCAATGATTGTGGATCCATCAGCTGCTTCTTTTATTGCGGAACTGAGAAAACGAAAATATAAAGTATTGAAAGCAAGAAATGATGTACTGGATGGTATCAGGCTGGTTGCTACACTGCTGAACCTTAAAAAGCTGTTCTTCTGCAATAGCTGTGAAAACACCATTGCTGAGTTTCAGTCATACATCTGGGATGAAAAGGCAGCAGATAGGGGAGAAGATAAACCAGTAAAACAGCACGATCATGCAATGGATGCTGTCAGATACTTTGTTTATACGATTTTGAGTAATCAGCTGGCAAAGCTGAAAACTATGAAAGGCTGATAGTTATGCGTGTATTTACATTACCAGCTGAGAACTGGAATGAATTGAGTATTGATAAGCAGGTTATCCGACACCTGATATTAAAACACAGGAGTCTTGTGGATCACCTGATTACTCTTGAAGACTACTATGAGGGAAAACATAAGATCCTGAATGATAAGAACCGGGAGAACAAATTGGTATGCAACCATGCAAAGGATATTTCTGATACTGCCAGTTCATACTTTATCGGTAACCCGGTTACATATAAGGCACAGACAGATATCACAGACCTGACGGATAAGTTAGAATACGCCGGAGCAGATGAAGCTGACGGTGACAACGGTCTGGACTTATCTATTTTTGGCAGGGCTTATGAATACATCTACACCAAAAAAGATGAAACAGACCTGATGATAAAGAATTTGTCACCAGCGAACACCTTTGTTGTGTATGATGATACGATTGAGCAGAATGAACTGTTTGCTGTATATTACTATGCAAAACGTGATGATTCTGACCGGACAGATATAAAGTATATTGCTACTGTAGTTACGGAACATTATAAGTACATCCTGAATATTCAGAATATTGATGGTATTCAGCCCACCTATGAACAGGCTGAACCACATTATAAAGGTGAAGTTCCCATCATTGAGTATCTAAACAACAAGATGGGACTGGGTGATTTTGAACTTCAGATACCATTAATTGATGCATACAACGCATTAATGAGTGACCGTGTGACGGACAAGGAACAGTTTATTGATGCTATCCTTGCCATATATGGAACACTGTTATCAGATGGTGATGAGTATGATGAAGAAGGGAATAAGATCAGTGATTCTGCTGACGAAGCACAGGAAGAACTGAAGAAAAAGAAGATTCTGGAACTGCCTGACGGTACAAAAGCAGAATACCTGACAAGAACCTTTGATGAAAACGGCGTTGAGATCCTGAAGAAAGCTATTGAGCAGGATATCCATAAGTTTTCACATATTCCTTGTATGTCGGATGAGAGTTTTGGTGGTAATGTTTCAGGGGTGGCTATGGAATTTAAGCTGCTGGGGATGGAGAACATAACTAAGATTAAGACCCGGTATTACAAAAAGGGTCTGAGAAAGAGACTGAGAATATTTGCTAATTTTTATGCAAATAAGGGAATCAGTTTTGATGTTGCCGGTATTGTTCCTACATTTACCAGGGCATTACCGAAGAACCTGTTAGAGATCAGTCAGATTGTATCTAATCTGTGGGGTAAGGTTGGAAAGAAAACGTTACTGGCCCAGATTCCTTTTGTGGATGATCCAGAAGAAGAACTGAAGACTGTGGAGAAAGAAGCAGAGGATGATTTGAAACGGCAGCAGGAAATGTTTTCTATGACAGCAAACACACCACCGGATGATACAGATACATCTGATTCTGATGAGCCTGATAGCAGTCAGGATGATAAAAAGGATCCTAAAAAGAAAGATGGAAAGGTAAATGAATAATGAACGATACTGGATAGATAGAGCAAATTATCTCATATATCATCATATGAGTGATGCTGAACAGACAGCAGATGAAATAGCCACGTTGTATAGAAAAGCGTCTAAATGGCTGATATATGAGTCAAGAAAGATATTTGATAGGTATCAGAACAGTCACGGTTTGACAGAAGCAGAGGCAAGGCGGCTGATTAGTCAGTTACAGGATTCTTCTTCACTGGAAGAATTGAAAAGGCTGTTAGAACAAGATGGTAGGAACCGGGAAATACTGGCACAGCTGGATGCACCAGCGTATCAGTTCAGAATTGACCGATTAAGACAAATACAGAATCAGCTTGATATTGTGATGAATAACGTTTACCAGCAGGAAAAAATACTTGCTGGTGATTTTTTTGTGGATCTGGCAAATGATTCTTATTACAGACAGATTTATGAGATACAGCACAATACGTCATATGCGTTTAGTTTCGCTCATATAGACAGGAAACAGATTGATAAAGTCATTTCTATACCTTGGAGTGGAAAACACTATTCTGAACGTCTGTGGAAGAACAGCAAAACGCTGACAAAAGCAATTAAAGAAGAACTACTGATTGATCTGATTACTGGGCGGCCTGAAAATGAAGCTGTAAAAATTATTGCAAATAAATTTGACCAGGGGATTTTTGAAGCAAGGCGTTTGGTTCGCACAGAAGCAGCGTTTGTTTCCGGGGAACTGAATGCAGAAGCATATGAAGAATGTGATCTGCAAAAGTATCAGTTTCTTGCGACTTTGGACTTGCGTACATCTGAGATATGTCGGTCACTGGATGGGAAAAGGTTTTTCCTGAAGGACAGGCAGGTTGGAAAGAACTATCCACCTATGCATCCGTGGTGTAGAAGTACCACTATTGCAGTCATATCAGAGGATGATATAAAAAAACTGAAAAGACGAGCACTGAACCCGGAAACGGGCAGAACTGAACTTGTTCCAGCTTCCATGACTTATGAGGAATGGTATAAAAAATATGTAAAAGATAACCCGAAGGCGAAAGGGCAGGAAAAGGCAATACAAAATAAGGCTTCTGACCAAGCGCAATATCAGAAGTATAAGAAATCGGGTATTGATGGTGTACCTGCATCATTTACAGGGTTCCAGAAACTAAAATACCAGGAGCCTGAGAAGTGGGAGCTGTTGAAGAAGGATTATAGAGAAAGGAAGAAAACATGAAAAAAGCAATGTTATCACAGCCTATGGCTGGAAAGACGGATGCAGAGATTATTGCAACCAGAGAGAAAGCAATTAAAGCATTAAAAGAAAGAGGGTATGAAATCGTAAATACTCTTTTTACTGATGAGTGGTACAGCAAAGAAAAGATGAAAGAACGTGGTGTTGTTCAGATTCCTTTGTGTTTCCTTGCAAAATCTCTGGAAAACATGAGTTTATGCCATGCGGCTTATTTCTGTAAAGGTTGGGAAAATGCCAGAGGGTGTAAATTAGAGCATGATGCCGCAGTAGCCTATGGATTAGAGATTATCTATGAAGAATAGAAAGGGGAAACACCAATGGTAAAAGTTAAATGTATTCAGAGGTTTAATGATGTGACTCAGCCAATTGAGAAGATGCAGCGTTTTCCAGGTGCAGTCTGGGAAGTAACAGAAGAAAGAGCGAAACATCTTGTGGCTGAAGGAGTGGTTGAA